CACCTCTTCACAAAATATTGATACTCAACATATTATCGACTTTGACGCCATCTAATTACTTTAATTTTATTAATTTTATTAATTTTATTAATTTTATTAATTTTATTAATTTTACTTTTGTTAAATGGAACCTACGGTTCCCTTAAGAACCCTCCCTTTATGTTATAGAAGTAAAAATACATTTTCATCCTGAACGCGTTTAATATAGTAATATAACTCAGTATATTGTATTTTTTCTAGCACATTTTTAACATCATCTTGTAATAATTTTTGTAAAAATTTTAAAAATGCATCCTTTAATTCAGTGGGTGAACCCTGTTCCGATTTATTTAACAAATCAATTGTTTCAATACTTAATATAATATACCGACCATTTATCAAGAAGGTGGTTTCTAGAGGTATTTCATTATAATAGACCCCTATACTAGACATATATTCTATTTGTAAATGAATATCACGTATTATTTTTTCCAAAATAGTGTAAGTCATACCGGTTTTAGAAAGAGAACTATAATTACTTTTCTCGATGGTAATATCATTTAAAGAAATAATCGGATTATTAACATCTATAGGGATGGTGATAGTGACATGGTCGCCTGTAGGTTGATTACTTTTCGTATATTTTGATATATAGTCATTTAAAAATCCATAAATACCAGATTTATCATCAGTTTCTTCTGTAATGGACCCGTCTGCGTGTTTAACTGGTTTTTTATAAAGCGGTAAATCACTATATCCACTAGGACTGCGTTCTTTACCAAATGTATCTTCTAATTTTTTATCAGATACATTTGCGTCGATATCTGTTGTTTCATCCCTATCCTGAAGAGTATTCTCCTTGTTATAAATACGAACACCATCTAAACCAAATGTTGAAAAAAATATACGATTGTATACATCATGTATTTTTATTTTTTTGTTTTTTTCCATTATAAATCGATAAACACTATCTGTACTTGTAAGTTTTACCATTTTAATATAATATACGAAATTATTTTTTTATTTATACTTTAATTAAATATTCATTAATTATTATTTACCCCTCTTCTCCTAATTCTTCGATGATTGTCGTCAACTTCGTTCAATTGGTCAATATTATCGCCATCGGGTTGTATTTGATGAATATCATCTCCTGTGTTATCGTGTGAATTATAGTTGCATAAATTTTTTCTAAATGCGGTCATATAATTAGTAACATACCAGATCAAATATCCACCTAACCATATCCATGCATTGTGTATCTGCTGACCGGTATAATGAATTATCCAGCGTAATCCTTGACAATGAGGAGTAACAATCATAAATGGGGTCATAATAAACCCCCAAACTGTAAATGGGCAGCACAATGATGGATAAATATTAGAAGATATAAAATGAACTAATACTACTCCAACATATACCAATATTACAGAGGGTATATTCCGCCTGACTTGTTCGAAAATCGAATAAAGTGTATCACACACGTTCCTGAAGTATATCGTCATCATTACTAAAAACTGTTTAAATTGAATAATACTAATACTATAAAAAAACTTTCAATTTTATAGTAAAATCTAAAAAAAAACCCTAATAATATTCCTTTTTATAAATGTTTTTTTAATTTGAGTACGGAAAGTAATTGCTTGATATTTGGCGTGGTGCTAGATTTTCAATAAACAATTGATAAACACTTTCGTTTAACGAAATTTGAGTAGAGAACTCGAATTGGGTATGAATAGTTTTCAGTTCATATTCTTTGATATTATATTTTCGCAGAATATTTTTAATTTTATCCACAATTGTATTATCGCAAATAATACTATCACCGTTACAATTTACACAAGTGCCGATACGTATGGTACGTACAATATCATTTTCGGGGGTAGTTGTTTTCGTCCAACCATTCAATGATTCGATACTATTAATCATCAACTGTTCTATACGGGTACTCATTGTTATATATTAATTTACAAATAAATATATAAAATATACCCCGTTCAATTTTATGCATCTTTCCATAAAGCATCCCATTTCTCAAGTGTTTTGATAGGGATTTCAGGAAGGATTGGATGAGATTCCCAAAAATATCTACAAAATGCCCATTCGTATTTAGGTTCTTCGACATAGTAATTGGATTCATTTTCCAATAAATATTCATGTATATGTTCAGGTAAAAGATTTCTATTCTTCAATGGTAAAACATACGCTAACTGTAAATGTGACGAAAATGGATTATATAAATCTTTATCAAAAAATGAGGTATTTGTTTTGGGAAAATATTTACAGAGATCTTTAATCAAAGGAGGATAATTATATTTATATGACCATTTCCAGTTAGGACAATCACACGTATAATACTTAAACACCCATTCTAAGCCTTCCATATAATTCATACAAATGTCTTTCACATTTTTATCAGAATGTGAAAACAAAGCTGAATAATATCTATGTTCCCAAAACTGTTGGTCGGGTGCTATATACATTTCTTGAGGTCTATAAATAACAGGGGCATTTTGAATTGTAAAGTCTTTATTTTCGGCGTCACTTAAATTCCACTTACGTTTAGCCATTTTATCCCGATTGGTATATTCATTTGTAAACCTATTTCTCTCATTTTTAGCAAGTTCTGCAAAAAATACACCTACCCATCTCCATTGAATTTCCAATTTTTTATTAATAAACGAGCGCTGAGAAAATGATCCTAAAATGGATTTATATGTTTCTAATAAAATATCGATACCATCCCGGCGTAGATTTAATGACGGAAAATGTGGTAAAAAGTCGTTACCTAATAAAAAACACATAAAAATATAATCATATAGCCGATGATAATCGTTATTATCGCAATTCATTTCACTTAATATAGCTTTAGACAAGGAGTGAATATTTAAGAAAAGATATTCACCTTTCATATTATCATTATTCAATATTTTTTTACCAAATTCAGGTGTTTCTCTATAAATAAAAAAATGTTCAAACGGTTTACAATGAAATAGAGACAACATAATTAAATCAGAATCTAACCCATAAATAAGTGTGTTACCTGATACTTTGTTTGCGGGTGTTCTTAAATATTTGAACATTTTATGTTCTCCTTCTCCGTTATCGGTTGATCCGGATACTATAATTTTTTTAACATTAAAATGTCCTTCTAGACCGGTAAATGCTTTTTTTATTTTAGAAGATAAATTATTCATAAACAATGTTCCCGGGGTAATATTGGAGGTACTCCATATAGCAGGTTTATCTGTTTTATTAATAGTATTGCTTATTTTCAATAAAATGCTACCTTTATGTCTACGAGTACGTTGCTGTTCCATTTTAGCAAATGGGGCTACACCATCAAACGCGATATATACTAATTGTGATGGTGAAATTTTCTTTATATATTCACCAATTGATTTTATAACATTATTAATTAACTTATTTTCAATATAGCTTGTATCATACTCATTATCAATAAACTCGTTTTCTAACTTACGGAACTCGTCATAAATAATTGAATTACAATCCATTAGTAAATTACAAAAACGAATATCATCTTGCGATAATTGTTTTTGATTTAATATAATATTAGAATAATTCTTAATAATATATGAAAAGTAGCTTGGTATACCCATTATAAACAATAATATAATTATATATTTAAGTCATTTTTTACAATTAATAACCAAAATAATAATATATCAATACACTATATTGATTTAGATGACCAAGAAAACACAAAAGAACACTCAAATACCAAAAACTGTTAAAAATGTTGATTTCAATAACTTTATCGAAAAAAAATTAAATCAAGTAATAGATATTATTCAAAGAACATATCTATCTCTATCATTTTGTAAACAGTTTGATATATTTAGTAAAAATAGTATAGGACAATGCACCGATCACCTTCAAACTATATATTTGTCTGCTAAAACTGTAAAGGAAAGTATTCCAATTGACGATAATGAAATGGATAACATACTAATAAATATTCAAGCTATATTTGATAAATTATCCATAGTATTTTCAACATATGGAACTTATTCAATTAATGACGTATATTACGTAGTATTTGGGACAAAATATAATAATTTTGATACTTACGATAAAGAAAATAAATTTATGGCCGATAAAATAGATTTAATTGAAAAGTATGTTATGCCGGTTGGATATAAGAATTTACCCTGGTCTGAATGTAGTAACATAGATGATAATATAGATAAAATAACAGATGTAACATTACAAATAGACAAGTATTCGCATATGGAATGTTTTCAACCAACAACTATGTATTCATCAATCCATCAATCCGTGTTTGGTTTAAGAGTATTAATAAGAAACACGAGTGATAATAAATTATTAAGTATTTCTGGTATAACAAAGGATATACCTTTACAGTATTTACTTGATAATAGTTATGTAATAACGCAACTAGAAAATATAAAACAATGCATCTTGGAAAGTTATTGTGATAAAGAAGAATTAATCAATCGTTGGGTAGAGACCATTACATTAAAGGACATATTGGTATTTAGCACTAATGATTTTGTAAAAAAATTTACTACCATGTTAAAAGATGCCGAATATGTTAAATCGTCTCGAGTAGACAATATTGTTAAAAAATTCTTCGATATGGACATAATTGCCAGACGTAAAATGTTGATTAATTTATTCACATATAATACCGATAATGAAGTGCAATATATCGCATATATGTTGTATGATTTAATTGGTTCTATAGAAAGTAACGATGGAGTTGATAACAATGAGCAAGTCTTAATATACGAATCTTTACCGTGGAAATTGAAACAATTTTTCAAAGAAACAATGATTAATACAATTGAGTTTACTCAAGATTCATTAACCCAATGTGACTTATCTAAAATTTCATTAGAACAGCAAGTATTATTGATGAAAGCGGATGATAAAATTAAGGATAGAGCAAAAGTAAAATTAAAGGAAATCAAACAAAAATCAGACGATCAAGGAAATAAATCCAAACAATATTTGGAGGGTCTAGTCCGTGTTCCTTTCGGAATTTACAGAAAAGAGCCAATTTTATGTAAAATGGATAGTTTAAATGAATTATTTTCGAATTTAAAAAACATAATCGAGATTGATGTATTACCCAAAGATAAGTATACATTGCACGAAATTAAAAATAATGTTTTAGCCACTACAAATAACTTGCTAATAGAAACGATTGATACGTGTAAAAGTAAATTATCAAAAACAAATAAACAAGAATTAGTAAAGTCGTTAACTATTTTTGTAGATGCTTTAACAAATGAACATAAGACGAAGAATGGAATTATAAAATGCCTAACACAATATTTAAACAATGCTAAAACTGATCAGGAATTATCCAAAGAAGTCTACGAAATGTTACAAATTATAGCTCCTAGTGATTTAAACAACAATATCAATAAACAGGTAATTAAAATTAGCAATGAAATTGAAGATGTAGAAAAATCGATGATCAAAATAAATGATTATTTAGATGAATCTATATACGGTCACGACAAAGCAAAAGAGCAGATATTGAAGATAGTAGGTCAATGGATTAACGGTGAACAGAAAGGATACTGTTTTGGGTTCGAAGGGTCTCCTGGTGTTGGTAAAACGTCATTAGCCAAACGCGGTCTCGCAAAGTGTCTAGAAGACGAGAATAATGTAACACGACCATTTTCCTTTATCGCATTAGGAGGATCATCAAATGGTTCAACATTAGAGGGTCATAATTATACATATGTAAATTCAACGTGGGGTAAAGTTGTAGATGTATTAATGGAAAGTAAATGCATGAACCCTATTATTTATATTGACGAATTAGACAAGGTAAGTAAAACCGAACAGGGACGAGAAATCATAGGCATTCTAACACATTTAATTGATGGAACTCAGAATGACGAATTTCAGGACCGTTTTTTTAGCGGTGTCCCATTTGATCTTTCTAAGGCATTGTTTATCTTCTCATATAATGATCCAGATCAAATTGACCGCATTTTACTTGATAGAATTCATAGAATTCGTTTTGATAATCTTTCTTGGTCAGACAAGATAGTTATTGTTAATAAATTTATTATGCCCGAATTAAATGAGAAAATGGGTTTTGAAGATACAGTACATCTTACAGATGATGTAATTCGACATATTATAGAAACATATACAATGGAACCTGGTGTGAGAAAATTAAAAGAAATTTTGTTTGATTTATTCGGTGAGATTAATTTACAATTATTAAATTATTCATCAGACAATAAAGGCATTGTAATTCAATTACCAATCAAGATTGAGATTGAAGATTTTGGAACTAAATATTTAAAGAAACAACGAAAGGTAAGTGATATTAAAATCCACACCGAGCCATTGTTAGGAACGATTAATGGAATGTGGGCAAATGCCCTTGGAAAAGGTGGTATTATACCGATTGAAACCCGTTATTTCCCAGCAGGTTCATTACTTGATTTAAAACTTACAGGTATGCAAGGTGATGTGATGAAAGAGAGTATGACTGTAGCAAAAACATTAGCTTGGACACTTACATCAGATGAGCGTCAAAAGGAATTAATTAAACAATTCGATGAAACAAAAAACCAAGGTTTACACGTTCATTGTCCGGAAGGGGCCGTATCAAAGGATGGCCCATCCGCTGGAGGTGCAATCACATTATCAATGTATAGTCTATTAAATAACAAACCAATTAGCAATACAATCTCGATGACTGGAGAAACAAATTTAAGAGGAAGGATTACGCCCATTGGTGGTTTAGATACAAAGATTATAGGAAGTATGCGCGCAGGAGTAAAGACTATATTATATCCCAAGGAAAACCAGGAAGACTTTGATGAATTTTTAGAGAAATATAAGGAGGTTATAAATTTGGACGAAATGACGTTCCATTCGGTTGAAACTATTCAAGAAGCAATGAAGATAGTATTTGAATAATTATTATTTAGTCGATTACAATTTCTTAGTTAAATATATAAGAACTTGTAATAAAATGGATCTCAATTTAATTAATATTTTATACATGTTTTTTAGAATGGCCCCTTTTGTAATAGTCAGTTATTTTACATTACAATCCATTCTTAACCAAGATTTGAAAGGAGTTATTTATCTAGTCGGTTTAATAGTAACGTCTTTTATAGTTTATTTAGTAGCGGCATTTTTACCAGAAGAAAAAGGTTTAACCCCCAGTGATTATTCCAAGATACGTTGTACCCAATTAACTATTGGTAATAATCATCCTATTTCAAAATTACCTCTCAGTCAAACTGTATTTGGTTACACATTAACATACTTATCTTATTTCATTGGTGTAAATAACCTACAATCACAAAATATAGCAACTTTTATATTATTCCCTTGTATTATTTTAGCCGATATTTTATGGAGTATTAGTAATTTTTGTTCTACACCCAAGTATTTATTACTGTCCTTGATTATAAGTTCTCTGGTGGGTTTATTATGGGCAATGTTAATTGAATCAACTGGTGTAGGTGGATTTGCATATATGACGGGTGTAGCTAATAAAGATGTTTGTTCAAGACCTACTAAAAGTTTATACAAATGTCGACCGGTAAACAAAGCTAAAAATCCGGTTAAACAATCATCTTAATTTTGTAATATATATATATCTGAAATATCTATTACAATCATTATTACTCCTCAAAACAATAATAATATTGTTCAAGCCATACTCTAAAATTTTTTAATACTAAAGAACGATGATGACTATTAACGTCGAGACGAACGCTATATGACTTTTTACCAAAATGATACAAAAAATTTTTAACAATATTAATAGTTACAGCATTTTTATATTTTTCAATATCAGGCATTTTAAATATATCATATTCCTTTCGCTTATTAATTTCATTATGAAAATTAAAAAAAAAGACTTTTAATTGATCTTTATTTCTTATAGAATCAAAATTTACACCATTCATGAAACGGGTTGCATGTTGAGCACACTCTGGACAAGGTAAATTATTACATATTTGTTTTATAAAACTAACCAACTCGTTTTTTAATTGATCAAAATATTCATCCTTTATTTTTTCTGCTAAAGTATGAAATAAAAACCACGTAGGTTCACCCCATAACATTTCTTTCACTCGCTCCTTTATAATTGGTTTCGGTGGATCAATTTGTTTAATGGGATGATTTACAGTGACGATAGGTATAACAGATACAGGATTAAATGGTCCATTACTTGCTTCCCGATTATTGTTAATTCTATTATTTCGTCTATTAATAAAAATCATATGTATATATTCTAATAAGTAAAAAAAGAAATTAATATAAACAAAATTTAATAATTATTATATATTATGAATTTAAATGAAGAATCGATTGAATCAATCCGTAAATGGGTAAAAATAGATAATGAAATGCGTACATTAAAGCAAGAAATTTCAAATAGAAAAAAAATTAAAGACGAAATAACCAATACATTGATCACTACAATGAAACATAATGAAATTGATAGTGTTAATATTAATAATGGTAAGATTGAATATACACAACGTAAAACAAAAAAACCAATATCAAAAAAACTCTTACAGAATATACTTTCTAAATATTACAAAGACGATACAAATAAGGCGAATGAAGTAAATGAATTCATTTTAAGTAATCGCGAAGAAACATCTAAAGACATTATTGTCCGTAAAATCGATAAATAAATTACACTAATCCGAGTTCATTAATCGTATACGTTTTATCGTCTATTTTCTCATATCGAGCAATAATTCTTGGATTTTCCTTTGATTGCATAACATCCTCAGTATTATATACATTATTAAATTTATCAATATAATAAACAATACCCTTTATTTCTCGAGCGGTTACATCGATATTCATATTTTGTTGATTAACGTTCTGATCCGCATCCATTAATCCGTGAGGGGCTCCTTTTGAATGCGTTCCGCAAAAGTCACACTCAACTTTACGGCGTCTGGTACATTGTTCACCACTAGCACGCTTCGCCATACAACGGTTATTTTCGGGTATTGAATTTTTAACACGCTTTCGTTTAACAAAATCTTCTTTATCAACCGTTAAACGGTTATAATCATAAATATACTCAATCAATTTACTAATATCACCATCCTGTTTAATATCCAATGCTATGATTTTATCACGTATACCATCCTTAAATGTAGTGAAATATTGTTCAACTTTAGTATTCAATCTGCGTTCCATGTTTGTTTATATAATTATTTATATGTAAATTATATAAATCAATTTTATATTTATTTTTATTATTATTTTTGATAAACGAATTAAATATATATTAATGTTATATATAACCATATATGGGAAACATTATAAGACGAACTGTGTGTCCTATATATCCACTACCCGATAGTGATAGTGATAGTGATAATTATCCGATATATGATGAAACGATCCATGTAAAGCCTTCTGAAGTTATGGAACGTGAATATATAACAAAAGAAAAAATGGGCATTAAACAAGATGTTTTATTAAGACCGTCTCAAATTATAAATATAGAAAATAAGAAACTGCGTAGATTAGGCAAAGACAATAGTTAAAACCGGTTCACTCTACCTTTTCTGTATTTTTTGGTTCGTGCTTTATTTACACGTTTTTTTGTTAATTCACTAAATGTAATAGGTGTTTTTTTAGTTATCCGCTTGGAAGGTCTATACACATCGTTTTTGTTTTTATATCCAATTTCACCGCGTTGATTGACCCATTCTTCATCAAACCATCGTTTTAATCCTATTTTCGTTTTTTTTTTACCTATATAAGGCTGTTTCTTTTTACCATATTTTTGAGTGAAATTCTTTTTATATTTTTGTACAAGTAGACCACTTCTATATGCACTATGTTTTGGTTGTTTTTTATAAAGTGCTTTTTTGGTTTTATTATATAATGTTTGATCTCTTGGTTTCATTATATAATAAAATAAGATAAAATTGAATTGATTAAACAAAATAGAAAAAATATAATACATATTATACAATGATTTCAAATGGACTTACACTAAAACGTGTGTTTAATATTCTTTATAACGCTATAAATGCTAAACCTGCACAATATACTTTAGGTAGATGGGGGATGCATCATACGAGCGAACAAACCAATTTAAAAGCAGACCACGCAAATGAAGACCATTGTGGAACCTGTGCTCAATTTGTGTCGTCCAAAGAAAAAGAGAAAGAGTAATGGCATATATACTGCTAAAATATTAAGCCATATTTATTTATGGTAAATTAAACAAATGCAGTCATTTTACATCCATATTATATTATTTTATCTAATTGCATTTGATAGAATAAATGAAACCCAAATAGAGAATATAAAAACCCAAGTATAAATAGTGATTTGTAGTCGGATGTAATGCATTTTTTTGATAGTAAAAATATAATTGATACAAACGACATAATTAAACCTAATATATGTGTTGGCTTCGATGCTATATAATAATTATAATCAAATTTAATATAAAAAAAATAACTACATATTAAACAGGGTATGAAATATAGAAGCAATGTTGTGTTCATTATATATTATAAATATATATTTTAAATACTATTTTTTTGTAATATATTGATGATATATTTTTGTACCTATTATTAGGTTAAAAATACAATATTTATGGTAAATTAAGCAAACGCGGTTTTTTTACCTCCATCATATTCTATCGCCATATCATTATCCAACATCCATTGGTTCATATTTTCACCTTCAAATATAACATTCGCCAATACACGTCCATATTTTTCATTACCAATGTCTTTTAAATATATGATTTTATTTAAAATTTTTTCAGATAAATTATCACGACTAGTAATAGCGGCTAATTTTTCAAGAGGATTTTGCGTTTTTATTTCTGGACTATCAATACCTCTCATTCTTACTGAAAATCTATAACATTGTGATTGCCCTTTCAAAAATGCAGCAACAGTAATAGTATCACCATCGTATACTTTAATAACTTTACATCTTGAAATTTCTGGTCTAAACGGTATAGTTTCACTATATTCAATGTTGTCAAGTGTAGATCCACAACAAGACAAAAACATATTATATACTATAAAATTGAATTCACTTTAATACATTTTATTAAAGTAAATTACACCACAATGAAAACAAGTCAAATTATCAAAAGTATTCGGACAATTACTATTGAATTATCAAAAATAAAAAGGTTATTGGAAAAAACTCAGATTAAGGTAAAATCCGACGTAATTTATGATGATTTTGATGAACATATTAAACGTATTATTCGAAACGGTGGCCTATAAATAATATGTTATAGAATATTACTTTCTGTGTATTTTCTCTTTGATTTCTTGGACTTTCTCAATTTTCTTTTCGTTTTCTTATTTTTTCCTTTTCTGATGGGTGTGAAATACGCTCACAACTCCTCGTCATATAAATCTCTCATACTAGTTGGGGGGTCGAAATCGCTCATACTAAGTGGGGGTCCTTGTGGTGGTGTATCTGGTTCGAAATCGCTCATACTAAGTCGACGTCCATATGGACTGTGAGGGGGAGAACCCTCATAATCTGGCTGAGGATTAATATCTTTACAAACATCAACTATATCTCTACGACATAAAGGGCAGTTAACAGCTGTATTATTTTTAGTTTTACACCATTCAAATAAACAATCCTTATGAAACTTGTGCTCACACGGTAAAATAGGTATATTACTCTGGCTTAAGTCATTTAAACATATTCCACATTGTTCCACTGTAGCCTCTATATCTTGACTTTTATTTGTATCTATTCCACTGTTCGTGAGTACACCTCCTCGTTTTGAACTAGTTTTTTTAGATTTTTTATATTTTCTCTTTGATTTCTTGGACTTTCTGCGTGTTTTTCTCTGTTTTATCTTTAATTTCTTGGACTTTCTCAATTTTCTTTTCGTTTTCTTATTTTTTCCTTTTCCGCCTGGGGTTGATGGACCAAATAGGTTAGATCCTATTGGAGGTTTTGTTGGAGTAGTGTCGGGTGTTGAATAATTGAATAGGTTAGAATTTAGTGGAGTAGTGTCGGGTGTTGAATAATTGAATAGGTTAGACTTTAGTGGAGTAGTTTCGCTGGAGGTGGACGGTGGCCTTGTTGGTTTACTTGGTCCTCTCGGCGGAGACGTTGGAACTGTATGATCTTCTGCATGAATGAGATAAGCATCTGTGGTTGGATTACATAATACTAATTCTGCGTGGAAATAACCACCTTGATGTTTATCTGCTATATATTGACCATTCATAGCATAACCATCCATATTCTTATGACTACACAAATATTTCATCATTTTAATGTCTGATTTTCCAACTGAAAATCTTTCTTTAATTTCTTTTCCTACACCAAAATTTGTTTCCATTTGTCTTTTCCATTCTGAATCAGCGTTTTTATAGAAGGAATGTTTTGGTGTTAACTCCATAAGCGCTAACAAATGCAATTTTCTATTTGTTGTAAATGTTTTTACAAAACCATATTTTTTTGCTGTTTTATAATCAAAACCAAAAAATGTAGGTTGATTATCAAACGCTGGCTTTTTAAAACCAAAATATATTTTGGTTTCTTCTGGTAAAACGTAATAAGGATTATTATCAATTATTTGTATTTTAGCATTATTTATAGCAAATTCTTTACTATTATCAATAAACAAACTCATTATATATTAATTTCATAAAAAAAAAAATACTTTTTTATAAAATAACGACTAAATATAATTATTTTTTACGCGAATTTCTAAGTTTTCTCTTTGATTTCTTGGACTTTCTATTTTTTTGTCTACGTTTTGTTTTTCTTTTTTTTCCACCTCTATGAACTTCATCGTTCAATGTATCTAAAAATGTATCAATTATTACTGATAAAAATCCCAATAAACGTTCAAATAACTCCTGGTTGTTATCAATTAATCCACCGTGTACTGTTATAAGTCGAAGTATTTCAATTATCCAATTTAAATTAGAAATATCATAATCTAATTCTGAGTTTTGAAAATATTGCGTTAATTGTTCACCCTGTTCTTCATTACTTAATCCACTTTGTAGTAATTTTAATTCCTCTTGTTTTATGGCCATATACACAGATTTATCTTTATCAGTTCTTAACCCAATTTTAGCAGGAAAATAATCGATTAATAGTTGCCTTAGTAATTCTTTAAAAGTATTGAAATATTTAATTCCGTATAGTTTTAATTTTATTTCTTCCACAATTGCCTCTTCCTCATTTTTCGGTTTATTATATAATGGTTTAGCTGAGAGTTTGGGACATGTATCTTCTTCACCAATAATGGCAGCGAAAATGCTACAAAATATTCCTGCGACTTTACCATCTCTATTGATTTTATCTAGAGTTTTTAATGTTTTAATAATTGTTGTAGATGTAGTTTTTCCTATACCAAGATTTAAATTTGTAAAATATTTAAATTTAAAATATTTAAATGCATCTACATCTCTTAATGTTCTAATTTTAATTCCATCTAATGATAAATTCTCACTTCCATCTAATGATAATTTCTCGTAAAAAATATACAATAGATTTTTTACAAAATCTTTATTTAATTTAATTTTATCTTGTTGGTCGAATGTAATAATCAATGATTGCAATATTTTAGGTATTTCGGGTATTGATAATATTGCATTCAGTATCGACCCAAAAACTGCATTAAATTCTTTTACTGTGGTGTTTGGATTTGTAAATATATAAATATACGAGATCCATTTTATTTTTTCTTGTTGTATTGAACCCTCTTTTTCTTTTTCTGAAGCGAATAATGTATCAATAAAAAACTCAGTTAAATGACTAACCATAATAATAATCCCACCACTAGAAAGAAAGTTTAAACCGAAATATTGTAATATACCATATATAACTCCTCCTAACGCTAAAGATATACCCTTTTTTGCTTCCGAAATTTCCTTAGAAACGTCACCAGCACTATCTAACAAATTGGCTATTTTTTCAAGATTTTTAAAAATATCACCTATATGTTTAAACGCGATTATACGATATTTTCCAATTTTTGATCGGACCGTTAAATTGTTCTCTTTATACATATAAGTTGTTTCAGGAAGACTAGTAACTTTCTTTAATTCAAGAATGTGTGTTTTTTGTATTTCGTCTTGCTTATATTCTAAGGTACCTTCTTCACCTCTCACCTGAGTACTTTCAACCGCTTCTATTTTTTGATGTTGTACCCACTCTGCTGCTTTTTGACGAATTTCTTCGTTTATTATAAACTCCATGGTGGTAGTTTCCATTTTTATAAAATTAGATATATTATATAATTTTATAAAAAATATACTTTTTTATAAAATTATCACTAAACTAATTTACTTAAACATTCGGTGGATATCTTTAAACAACTGCTGTGCGTCTACGCAAACTTCACGTAGGAGTGTACCAACAACCGATTTATCTTGTTTCTCTTTAAACGCCAATCTTACAGTTGCCTGTGTGTCGTGAGGGTGGAATTTTTTAAACCCACAAAAGCTGAGGGTTGCCTGTTTTTCATAAAACTTAGAATAAAGCATATATTCAATAATTTTACCAATTGTATAATCATCATTTTCAATAATAATGTCGTAACAATGATCCATAGTTGTTTCACTGGTTAAAACAGTTATACCAGTTCCATCAATAAGTTGAACCATATCAATAAATTTATTTTGCATAACAGCACACGCTTTGCGCATAATATCTCTATTATCATAAACGCCAATTGATTGCACTACATAATCGAAGCTGTTATCAACAAAATGCCTTTGTGTATCTAAAATGCGATAATTTTCTTTTTGAAATTTAATATCGATGTCTGTTTCGCCATCAGCCCGCATCTTTGCTTCAAGTTTGTCCCAAACAGTAATTGCTTTTTCTTTATCGGGGGTATTACCATAAGCACATTTTGAAACTACATTAAACATACTACTTTCTTTTGCTACATTTACGCTAAAATCCGCTACAAGTGAAAGTTGTTCGCCTGTAATATCACTACCGATACCCGGTCTTAAACGTGCAAAATCGATGTAAGATTGCGTTTGAACATTCTTAGGAAACAATCCTGGATACAATTTGTCTTGTTCATCTTTACTAAGAATTGAACCCGTTTTCTTATCGCGTAATTTAAAATCTTCGGTGGTAACAAACATAATATTATCTGTATCATTTTTAACATCAACAAACAATTGATAATTATCAGGAAGGGCTTTTTCGTCATCGGTATCGCGCAAAATAGTACTGTGAATAGGAATACAACTAAGTCGTTGTTTCAATATTTCATTATGTAATCGTCCGGTATTTGTAAGAATATTACATTGGTTCTTCTCATATGTATCGGTTTCAATAACAATTGTTGGTATATCCGACAATACTGTTCTACGTAATGCATTCGCAATGGATACTTCTACACCTTGAAGTGTAAAATATAGTGCATTTGCGTCTTCTGAGAAATTTTTTACTGATGGTTCCATTGTATATTATACTTCTATAGTGTTCTATTATATTTAAATCAATTTTACGATAAGGTTTAAATATAATAGTGTCTAAAATTTTACATATTTTCACTGATAAACATACCACCAATCATGATAAACATCACAATAACTGGTAAAAGTAACACCAACCAGGCAATATTTGTGGCGTTTGCTTTGCACATTAGGTTAAGAACCCAAGTCCAGAAAAGTATGTAGACAGCCTTAATAATAAAAATCAGGGCAGTGCTTGAAACTGTGCACGAATAATTTCCTAAACAATATGTATTAACATTGCCTAAATTTTGATAAA